ATCCTCTTAGGTTGTTTTCTTGGTTGAGATGCCCATAGTTCGTCAAGGGTTACATCTGTCTGTCCTACTGATATGCCTCTAATTGGTATTTCCTCTACCTCAGGCTTAACTTCTTCACGCCAGTTAATAGAAGCGTAACGCATAGCATCCGCAGCATGTGATGTCCAATCATGTCTAGGCTTATCTCTAAACATTTTCTTATCGTCATCCCACTCACGCTGATACTGTTTCAATGCCTCTACGCCATCATGACAGCGCTCTTTATCAAACCATGCTCTAGGCATCATCTGACGTGTAGCTTGAATACCATCTTGCATTGACAAGCTAGGAGTAATCGCCATCTTGTTTAATGTTAAGTGTTCAGCCAGCATCTCAATCACAGACTTGCCACCAGAGGCCAATGTCTTAGCTCTAGCATCGTGCGGTAAAAAGTGTGTCTTATACTTGTAAGGCTTGCTTAATACTTGTGCTGCGTAATGGTCAATAGATTTGCCGGAGGCATTGTAGTAGTCAATGAAGTGAACTTCACCATGCACCACTTGATAAAACCAGATGGCGGTGTCATCAGAATATCCCAAGTCCCAACTCGTAAATACATCTGCATATCTATCGTACTCGACCTCAGTAATGCGACCATCTTGTTCAGCTTGATACAGTTCTCTGCCCCATATAGCGCCTGGCAATGCAGCATCAAAGTCGCACTCCATCTCTTGACGCCACGCATCTTCTGATAGCTCTGTCTTTAGTGAGTCTATTTCATCCTGTGGCAATATGCCTGATTCGTCTACTGTTATCTTTAGCGCAAGCCAATCATCTGAGCGAGTTGCTCTATCGTAGACTTCCCAAAATTGATTCCTGCCCTTAGGCGTACCGATAATGATTGCTTTGCCTTGACGGTCAGCCAACGCTGGGCGTACCACATACTGGAAAACAGTAGACTTCCAATCACCATATTCATCGCAAATAATACTGTCAAAGTAAAGGCCACGCAGACTATCGGCATTATCAGCACCAAAAAGCTGAATTCTAGCGCCATTCTTAAAGTCGATACGAAGTTCAGACTCATTGACTGTGATGCCATCGATTACCCTCGTATAGTGTTTAACGTAATCCCATGCAACGCTTTTAGATTGTTTGTAGAAAGGTGCAATGTAAGCGCCACGAAAGTTAGGTTGTTTAGATGTGACTGCATCTTTAATAAGCTGATTGATACACGCTACTGTCTTGCCAGCTCTACGATGCGCTACTACTACTTTCCATCGTTTATTACTATTATGTAATGGGGCAAAGGCTTCACGTGGCTTATAGGGGATTACTATTCTTCCCATGAATACTGATTCACTTCAGCGTATAGTTCTGTTGTCTGCTCAATAGCTTTTAAATCAGGTAACACTTTGTCTAGTAAGGTTTTACCAATATTAACTTGTATAGCAGAAAGTTCTGTTTTACCTTCAAACGCACTATATAATCTATTGATGATTTGAGATGCCTGTATCTTGGCTCTTACGTCATCTTGATGTCGTTTTCCTAGTGGTCTACCAGCTTGTTTCTTTTCTTCTGCCATATATGTACATAAGAGTTGTCTTACGCTCCATAGTTAATATTTCATTAAAGCCATTGCTAGCTTTTTAGGGTCTTTCTTCTTGACGCCTTCATGCGCCATTTTCTTTGCTTGCTCTTGTGGGATACCTACACGCTTTGCTACAGATTTATCATGTGCAGCCGCTTCAAACAATTTGTGCTGTGATTCTGTGTATGGCATATACGTATCCTATAAATAAAAAAAGGCACAGGGTTTTAAGCTGTGCCAAACCCACGGAGATGAGTTGAGTGCTAGATTGCATATCATATAGACGTGCAAAGTCCAACTGTGCTAATGATACCACAAATTAATGGTTTTGTCAATACCTAATATAAGTTCTTTTCCTTTAACTTACGTTGTAGCATCATCAATGCGCTATCAAAGTAATACTCTAGCACTCTTGTGTCCATTGTAGCCTTCTGAGATAAGTAAACAACATATAAAGCGTTTTTCTGCATTGTAGGCAGGTCATCTATTACCTGGTCAACTACTCTAGCTGCATCGTTGTCTACTTCGTCAGCCATATCCTCAAACGAATGTATGCCGCCTGTGTTAAATCCTGTGGACTTTGATTTGTATCCTAGCTTATGGCTATCTTGTTGCATGTATGAGCGCCACAAGTCTAAGTAATATGTTACACGGCCTGCCTCCATCATACAAAGTCCTCATATTGATTTAATATCTCGCCTACGTTCTTATGCTCAACCAACACGGCTACGCACTTGCCGCCTTTAACTACATCTCTACGCACTAGCCATATAAAATCTATCTGCTCATCGTCATCAAACAGTCCAGCTTCCATTAGCGCATCTGTAGCTTGCTTCTCGTAGTTGCCAATATCACGCCTACGTTTGTCTGGTGGATAAAATGCGTAGAACACAGCAAGCCTTCCCTCTATCTTGCCACACTTTGCGTCTATTACAATTTCCTGCACCTTTTCACGAAATATCTTAGTAGATTTGCTTAAGAATTTGCGACCTGAGCCGTAATTGTGGCTATGGTTTGTCGAGCTGGGCCAAGGTAAGTCTAGCTTTATCATCTAATTGTGCTTTCAGTAGTCTAATTTCAGGTTGGTCATACTCACGAATAGTTTTATTGTACAGCTCACGCAATGATAAGAACTGTGCTTGCTGATTAAAATACTTTTCTTTCCAGTATTGTACTTCTTGCTCAAGTTTCATTTAGCATCTTCCATACTTGGTCACGCAAACTTTCTTCTGTACCAAAATTGCTTTCCCATATCTTTATGCCAGCATGCAGCGCAATAGAGTAACCACCGTTAGTATGATGGTTAGGACATAAAGGGATAGCATCCTGCCAAGGGCTTTTTTGCCCCATTCCTGCTCCATGACGTATGTGATGAATGTGTGGTGCAGAATAACCATAACCCAAATTGTGACACACAATACAGCCAAGTTCAGACAGTTTAGCATAGTAAGCCTTCTCCTGCTTTTTAGACAAAATATTCGCCATTCATTGTAGATTGAAAGCCACCATGATAATCACGCTTGTAGTTTAACGCCCAGCGCTCTGTAGCTGCTCTATTGTAAACTTTAACCACGTCTGCGCTAATGCGGCCTTCAAAAATTGCATCCCGTAACTCTTTATGTAAATCGGGATAAACTACCTTGTCAAAATAATCACGCTGTGGGTCTTTAGACTCTGTGTAAGCTTTAGGCCATTTGTATTTGTCAATGTTAGCTGCTGCATAAACTTTAACCAATCGAATCCTTTTAGCTTTTGTCACAGTTGCAAAGCCACTTCGTTCAAGCCATACAAGATAATCCCATGCTGATATTTCAGTCATAAACATAGCTTTGGCAAGTTCTTCTACGCTTTTAGGGCCATCAATAATATGTTGAAACGCTATGGCATGGTTAAAAGCTACTACTTCTTTAATCTTTTTGTTGTGTGAGTTTTCTTTTCTCATGATTCAATCTCCATTATTCTGTTGCCTATCCATTTCATTACAGGAACTGCCATTGAATTACCAAGTGCTTTGTATCTTGTGCTATCGCTTGATGTTGGTGTATTTGTATAATTATCAGGAAAGCCTTGCAATCTTTCACATTCTTTTGGCGTTAATCTACGAACTTGCATTTGTTTCATTACACCAGGTATTTGAGATGTAGTTAAAGTATTAGATAGCTCTTTCTGAACTTTCATTTCATTTGGTCTAGCATTAGTATTAAATCCATGAGCAATGCCATGAACACCTGTTGCATTTAATGTGTACATTGGACCGCCCTCTGTAAATCCATCACCATTACCTCCATTCAAAGGTTGTCTACCAATTGTATTTTCTGCTAAAGCAAATGGAATATTTCCTCCGCCAGTTCCCCAACTTGAAGTTACAGTTTGACATACATCACCCATATCTTTTACTCTGCTATCAGAAGGATGATTTTCGTATACTTTTATAATTACAGCGTTTCCTTCACTTCTAGCTGGGTTGTAGCTACTGTAGCTTGAAGGGCTTTTTGTAAGGCAATTGGCAATGTCTTTCCCCTTACTTCTGCTCGACGTAATATCCCTGCACAGGCTTTCGGACTCAAATAATACTTTGGCAGCACTTCGCCAATCTCCAAAACATCCGACAACGAACACACGTCTGCGTCTTTGTGGCACTCCGAAATGTTGAGCGTCAAGAACCCTGTAGGCGACCCCATACCCGAGTTGAGCCAGCCCTTGAAGTAAGGCTGCAAAGTCATGTCCTCTGTTACTAGACAATACTCCTGGTACGTTCTCCCATAAAAGCCACTTGGGTTTAAAGTGGTTAGCCATTGCGAGATAGGTAAGCATGAGGTTTCCACGAGGGTCTTCCAAACCTTTTCTAAGTCCTGCAACGGAGAAAGATTGGCAAGGTGTTCCTCCGACCAAAAGGTTGACTGATTCATTTATATTCCACTCCTTAAATTTAGTCATGTCACCATAATTAGTAACATTTGGGTAATGATGCGATAATAATTGGCTAGGAAACTTTTCAATCTCTGAAAATCCCACAGGATTCCATCCCATGTCATGCCATGCTACTGTTGCGGCTTCTATGCCACTACAAACTGATAAATAATTCATTTCCGTTAGTCCTGTAAATAAATTCCATGCTCGGCAGCGTATCGCTCTACTCGTTCCATGAAGTTGTTAAGTTCTTCTATCGTTAAATCGGCAGTACCACGCAAACTATAAATCACTTTCCCATTACTTGCAACTATTTCGTTGTACCCTAGCCATCTATCTTTCATCACGGTTTTCCACCACAAAGCATGATGCAATAATCCATCTGATGCCTTAACCTTTTCAGCAATAGCCCCAAACAATAAATGCAACCTAGCGTTTTGAGGTAGACTTCTTCTTGGCGTTTGATTGCACGTTGGGCATTTTAATATTGACATGAGGTGTTATCTCCTTATAAAGCACATCTTCGTAACGCAGC